CGAGTACCTTTTGCTCTATAGAGGTCCTTGATATTTTTTAGAATATTTCTTTGATCTACTCCTGCCGCCAAACTTCGAGGAATAGTTTTCATAAACGATTCTTTGAATCGGTCAAAGAAGGTGTCTACCGTATCGTCAACATCTGCATAAGACAGTAAGTTAGATACATTCTCAACTGGGTTGGCACGATACTTACTTATAGTTCCAGTAGCACCAGATGAAGCACCAGTAATCTTTTCTCCAATAAGAAAAGCATTTTGTGTTGATATAAAAAGTCTACTATTGGTATTGATATCTTCTACCCTAATAGTAGCAGTTGCTTTAGATGTTTCTCCAGTTATGGTTTCACCATTTTCAAATACAGATATACCAGAGTCCTCAAGAACAAACTTATTATCTTTCCGACCTGTGGGCCCTTGATCCTCATTTTGTAGTTGAATAAAGTTGACCTCGTCTTCCATCAAGAGTTGGTCAACAGCACCAATATTGGTTAGTGTAAGTTCAGCACTTTCTAGAAACTCATAATATTTTTCTACAAAAGGAATAACCCCAGCGTTGTCTGCTCGGACAAACTCTGGAAACTGTTCCGTTATTCTTACAGAAACTTTATTATCTAGTTTTTTCATTAGTAAGAGGATGTAGTGCTATATGCAGTTCCGGCGTTAGATGTTCCTGCCGCAATAGTATCTACAGCACCTGTTACACTCATATTGGTAGAGTCTATCTGAAACACCTGATTTCTCACAGGCACCAAGTCGTTAGACGCTGGCTTCATTGTGAAGGTAATAGTTCCATTAGCATTAGAAACTGACGTTATGTTTATGGAGTTTATAATAATCTTCCCAGTAGAATAATTGATAGTTCCTGCTTCGGGGTCTACTGTCGTTTTAGTCGAACCCGTAAGATAATACGTTTTCATATTACCAGCACCATCATCATCCAAATATAGTGTGTTAGTATTTCCGTCTATAATAAAGCCTGTAGATGTTACTACCGGCTGTTGTCCAGAAATGTCTCCACCACTATGCTCAATAGCATTTGCAAAGTCTATGGTATATTTTGTTGCAGTAGCCAATGTAGGTGTCTGGTCATAAGATGCTCGGATACTTGTTATGTTAGAAACAATGGCAGTATCCACATCATCTATCTTTCTCACAAACTGAGAGAAACGAAATATCTGTTCAAACTTCTCTAGGTCAGTATCACTGAAATTGGTTATCATTGTGGTAACTTCTGTTTCAAGGTCTGCACCTGTTTTGGTTGTTGATGAATCATTAAATTTAAAGTTTACTGTAGGTATAATCTGTATAGTAATGGGATCAATAAATTCTGGTGTGATACTTGCAACCGTATAGTCTTTTAGTGACTGCACCAAGTTTGCCTTTGTAGTTGTCGTTAGGTTGTACCCAGTCTTTGGACGAATACTCATATACACCTTACCATACACAACAGGATCTGCATACTCCCCGCCCCACACAGCAACCGACTCGATGTTTGGATATAACTGATGGAGTAGTGCTTTATAGTCAGCAGCAGTCACTGCTCTATTCTGTGTGGCATAACTGAATGGTGCATTGTATTTTATCGAATCAATATTCTCTGCAATGGAACCACCAGAGGCTGCTGTCTCTGTAGCAACTGTAATATCTGTTCCTGTACCTATAGCACCTGACGATTGAAATACTGAAGCTCCGTTTGCATCTGTTCCATTTGTTATCACATAAGATGCCTTGACAATATTACCGTCTGTCAATTTCTTACCAACAACACCATCACCAAAATATATCTCCCATTCACCAGCAGTAGTTTCTTGTGTGAAGAATGCTGCCGTTGTAGATTTTACATCAACAAGATTGTTTGCTTTGGTGTAGGTTGTCAGTGTAGAATCTGTGGCACTAGTCTGTACTTGAATCGTCAAGGTAGAAATGTCTACATTATCATTAGGAAGAATAAACTTCTCATCTGAGTCCGAAGCGTTATGAGTAAATTCTGTCGTAAGATAAGTTCCTTCGTAAACAGGAATATTAGAAAAGAGATACACACCATCAGATGGTTGAATAGTTCTTGCGGTGATGTTTACAAACTGATAAGACTTTCCACTAACATTGGTTGTAAACACATGACCGGCCGACATAGTGAGGGACCCACCAGTTGCATCATTGACTGTGACATTGATATATGCAACAGGAGCAGTTACGGATACTGGTGTATACCCCAACGCCTTTGCATGAGATACTACAGAATTTCTTTTGACCGCAGTATCAAGGAACATTTCATTTGCAGCCATGTTGGCCATAAAGGCATTGTAGTGTGTATTATAAGCAAGAACGTCTAAAAGGATATTCAGACCCCCTCCTTCAAAATCATAGTCAGTAAATTCCGACTGACCCTTGAGATAAGTTTTGAGATTTGTTTTGATTGTATCAAAATCTAAATCTGTAACTTCTAGTTTACCAGCTGTGTTTAGTGCCATTTATCTTACCTTGTCTAAAAATACTTCAATGTCGTGTATCTCGTTGGGTACATTCGCCAATGAAAAACTTACAGTAATGCCTAACTTGTTTTGGTCTAACTCATTATATCCTCGACCATCATTCACCTTTACTTCTTCTAAAACAACTCTCGGTTCATAAATGGATATCACATCTTCTATTGCAGCCTGTAGTTCTACTTCCTTCAATGGAGTAAAGTTTTCAAATAGAGAACCATGAACCCCACCACCAATCTCTGGATGAAATGGTTTCTCTCCAGAATTGAGTAACACCAGATTTCGGACTGATCTTTTGACAGCCTGTATATCTGTAACCTTACTCACATCAGAGGATGTGGGATGCTTTGTAAAAAATAAGTTTAGGTCCTTATAGATGAAAGTACTTCTAGGACTCTCGTTTACTGCTTGGGCATCATCGTACCCTGTGTTATATGTAATAGGCATATTTACTATTTATATCATTTATTATTGGTTTCCACCACCACCCTCATCCGACCCACTGTCGTATGTAGTATCATCAACGTCTGTATTATTAGTATTACTATCTGCAGCGTTGTCTGTTGTAGTAGTACCTGTCGCAGCAGCAGCACTATCACTTTTCACTCCATGGAGACTACTACACCCATTGGGAATAGTCCAAGAACCAGCAGTACTATGAACAACTTTTACATTTGGACCATAGGCACACCCATTTTTAGAAAATCTAAATGTTGCCCTGTTACCATTTGTCTGTCCTGAATAACTACCTTGCTCTCCATTCACTGTACAAGTTCCACCAATAACACCTATAAGAACAACCAACTTCTTATTTTTCTCACTAATAGGTTTCCAACGTAAATTTCCACCTCCGCTTGCATGACCGCCCCCGCCACCCTTCTTCCTACCAGTTGTTTTCTTATGACTACCATCTGGTCTGTCAGGAAGAGTTACTCCCGCACTCTTATTCCAAGTACCATCAGTAAAGGCACCCAGACCAACATTATATTTGGCCGTTACACTTACCTCAGCTGAAGTGACTTTGACTGTAACTGTTGCTGAGATCAAAGACATTACTCTACCTCCTCGTTATGTAAATCTCTAATCTTTTCAGCATTCTTATTGAGGGCCAAACCTGTTGATCCTGCAAAAGGATTCGTTTGTGGTTTACCCAAATCATCCATACCAACTGAGGGCCCGGTCATCTGCATCCAGTTTACATGAGTCGCATCAGAGAGTGCTCCCCAAGTACCTATATCGCCTTCGGCATTACTATAGGCTCCAGGTAGTGCGGCTGTCACAGAGTCTGCTGCTTTGAAAGCAAAGTTTACTCTGGCCTGTAATGTATTTCTAGACTTTGGTGAATCAGTTAGGTCTACAGTAGCCCCACCTTCATGTACGATAGCACCTCCAGGTAATTGTTGATTGCCGGCAAAGTCTGAACCAAATGCCATCCCTGCAAACGGATCACCGTGAGGTACTTTCAAAACTATTCTACCACCAGAAGCTCCTAATGCCTTTGACTCAAGATGTATCAAACCACCAAAAGGTTCGTCTTGTCCACCCATACCATTATACCCAGTACCCACTTCTGTATCAGCAGCAAAACCATTGGCCAAGGCCTTGATCTGTGCACCATGAAGATTGATAGTATTTTCCAATGCCTCAATGTTTACATTATGTCCTCTGAGGTTCAAGTCTCCTTTGGCGTGTATGTCAATGTTGTGGTCAGAGACTAAACGAATATTCCATTTGGCTCCAACTGTCATTTGGTCATTCGCTCGTATCATCACTTCATCATCACCCGTCCAAAGTATCTTACCCTTTACATAAAGATAATCATCGTGAATGGTTAGATTGTGATTGTCTCCTACGACCTTTGTAGTTTTATTACCACTGTCATCAATCTCGTAATAGGTACCAGACCTATGTTCCTGATTGATTCTCTCTGCCCCAGGAGTATCATCATATTCCATGATGTGTCCTGACTCAGATTCATAAACATGGTTGTAAGGATATCGGGCGGCATTCGCTGAAGTAGGCTCACTCCAATAATGTGTCATTATTTCCGCAGTTCTCTCCCCACCACTAAAAGCATCTTTACCACCGTCAACAAACATACCATGACCTATGTTGATCCACTTCTCTCTTGTCTCTGCTCTCCGGGTTATACTCCAATGACCGTGAAGAAGAACAACACCCCCACCCTTATATTCGGAGAACTCGGGTGCACCAAGTGGATAGTCCCAATCAGCAGTCGTGGCCATGGGATTAACTTTTACGTTAGCGGAATACGTTGTTAGATTTTTAGCACCCTTCTCTGTTCCCGGTCCAGAAATACAAGTACCATCGGCCGATCCTAAAACAATAGTAAATCCTGCCTTGGCTGTTCCAGAAACTTTGTTTGCCCGAAAACGTCTTCCATTTAGTTCTTGCATTCCCATCACACCAGAGATCATTATAACATCACCCGTTTCAAAAGGTTCAGTATGTCCTCCCTCTGTTGTAACTGTAATAGGAGCGGTATTTGTAATATTGGTTATCTTCATACCACCCTTGGCCAGACGATTGATATCTTCTCTTGGAATAGCAACTCGTTCCGATCCCTTCACATCAGCGAACTTGCGTTGGCCTCCTATCTTACGACCAATAACTGCATCATCATATAACTTTTCTACTCTTTTATAAGTTGAAGGACCATAATGATCTTTGAGTTTATTTTTGGTAGTAAAATATAAAGCCGGGTACGGTTGTCTATATTTTTTACTAACTTCTTTGAGGACAGGATAACTAATTTCGGCCCCATCAAAATAACCGGTACTAATAACATGACCCAAGTTTATATTGGACATATTATCACTCTTACCAGTTTCAGTCCAGAACTTCTCTGCATCTTCAGGAGGACCTACCAGTCGTCTAGTAGTTCCATATGTTTCGTAAAGAACATCTGTATGGGTTAGGGTTGTAAAGTTTTTATCAACACCTTTAGGTAGAGCAAGAGCTTCATGTCTTGCTTTGGCATATGATGCGGCCGCACCATAAAGTATCTCATCACCATACATCTTCATTCTATCAAAAGCACCATCACCCCAATTGGTATGTGTATCTACAAAATCTGCTTTGGGTGTAACAGTACCGGAACCTTGATATCTCCAAGAGTTTCTACCTGGGGGGAATGGAATTGTAGCCAACATGGATTCATCATTCAAATCAAAGAAACCATATTTACCATCCTTTCTAGCACTACCCCAACTACCTTTACCGCCACCACCACCTTTATGTTCTTCGCTTTCTCCTTGAGAAGGAAGAACATTTATACCAGGGAGAACACCTAGCACAAGCCATTCCTGTAGTAAGTCTGTATCACGACACATACAGATAACCCATACACCTTCTTCAATCCCTGGATGAGATTCACCAACACCCGAGTGGGTATGGCCTCCCACCGGGAGCATTACCTGGCTCCACGGCAAATCTTCTGTGGGAATTTTTTCAGTATCTTCTGTGTGAAACCCTAGTAATCGAACCCGAACTCTACCTAACTTACTAGGGTCTTGACGAGATTCTACTACGCCCATTGCGAACGCAACTTTGTCTAAACCAAACCATCCTATATTATCCATTACAATATTTATAATGAAAATACTAAATATGAATATTGAACGACCCTAACATAGAACTCCTATCAGAGTGTATT